TAGAATAAGAGGAGGATTAGGGACTGTGACTGCCATTGTGATACTACAGCCAATACTAACAGCCCAAGCGCAGAGCTCAACAAAAAAGCGAAGTCGATTAGAAGAGTAGTCATCACGTATCCATTGTAAAGTTGGTCCAAAAATATCAAGCATATGTACCCATATCATCAAAACTAAATTTTAATGCATGTAAGCCACGAATACCACGAATGGTATCATGAATTTGTTGAATTGTATCAGAAGATTTTGTATGGAGAATTCCATGTCCACCTTTAACAGTGAATGGGTTGATACATCCTGGAGAATCATCAACTAAAATTGCTCTATCATGTGCAAATTTTGATTTTTCTTCTTTGGAACGAACAAAATTGGCTTTATATGGAATATTCCACTTGTCTAACCATTTTTGTTTTTGTGATTTTGCTGCATTTCCTTGTTGAATATCAAAAGTACCCATTGAGGTAAGAATTTCAATGTGAATACCTTCAAGTTTGGTGACATAAGTCAACAATTCTTGTGTATCTGGCATAAATTCTAGATCTTCAAAGATCTGATAATCCATAACAGCTGCGCGAAATCGTTTTCCGTCAGTTGCATGAGTGCGTAAAGAGTGATATGCTTTGTCAAAGTTGCAAAGCACGCCATCCATGTCTAAGTATAGTGTAATCATAACAATATTATACCTCAAATTCACATTAAAGTCAAGTTATTTCACAAATTTTGCAAAATTAGGTGGTTTCCAACCCTCTGGTTTCATAATTTTACCATCTTCACGACGAATAACCTTACCAGTAACAGGGTCAATCTTGATTAAATTGGATTTTGCACCCTCATCCCATGCTGCTTCGCAATCCCAACCACGAGATTTCATATATCCAATGATAACCCACATCATATCGAAACAAGCATCGAGTTGTTCAGCGTCATCATCCTCTGCCAAGGCTTCTCGGAACTCATTATATTCTTCCTGAATGAGTTTTAAGTACAGTTTTGACAAATCATTTTGTGGAACAGGAGTGCTAGAATGATACTGTCCACATGCCGCAAGAAATACTTCTACATCCGTAAAGGTTTTGCTCATTTGTTTCTTTCTGTATCAAAATAGTATTGTGAATGAATATTTCCTGCTCCACCAGATTCTACATTAGAGCCAGCACCAGCAAATGGCCAATTATTGTTTGGTAAATCAGGATTAGTAATATTTAAATCCTGAGGGGTATAAAACTCTTCAGTGTTCCATTCTCCTTCAGTTTCGAAATCATCCACAAAATCGAGATTACCGTTAAATACAAACCCTGCTCCTTTTAGGAAGAGTTCTACTTCAGATAAAACATTTGGTAGATAATCTGCTTCAAATTCACGAGTAGTTATTGAACCACCATAGGTGTCCTCAGCTATTAGTTTGTATTTCATTTTCAATTTCCTTCTTAGATAAAATAATAGATCCGTTTGTTTTTACGGTCCATGTTAATGTATCACCTTCTTTCCAACCAACTTTGGCTAGAATTTCATCAGTAAACGGGAGCATCAAATCTCCCGTTTCTGGATCTTCTTCAACAGTTAATGTCCACCTATCCATTAGACCTCCACATACTTTAATTCAAACCTATCTGCACGATCTTCGTAATTGATGTAGCCACGAGGATTGCATACAACACGAGTACTACCAATCATGTAGTCAAAGTCTTCATGAGTATGTCCATGAGTCCAAAGTTTGATTCCTGGACGAGCAAGAATAAAATCTTCAAGTCTAGAATTATAAGCACCATTCATCAATTGATCATGCTTATATTTTGGATGTTCAGAACCTTTACTTGGCGCATGATGACCAACTACAACAACAGTCTTCCATGGAGGTGTTTCTGTGTAAGTGTCCTCAATAAACTTCAACATGGCTTTATGATCAACTACTGCATCTGATGGAGACAAGTATGCTTCACGAGTCTTAAAGACTGCATGATACATTGGCTTACCTTCAGCATCTTTCTTCTGGTCACCATTCTCGTCAAGAGTTGGTTCCTGTGTTCTGAAATTAACTTCACGATTACTGTTCTTGCAGATTTGGAAATCATTCATACGACGACTCACATGATTCATGGTCATCTCGTTTTCACCATTCATATCAGTCCAAAGAGTGCCACCGATAAACACATGGTCTTCATGTTCCCAAACTTCTTTGTCAAGGAAGTGAATATTATCACCACACTGCTTCATAGCATCTCTTAGATACCCTGCAGAAGTAGCATAGTCACCATGGTAATGTTCGTGATTACCCATAACATAAACCACATGAGGGAAATTGCGAGAGCAAGCATGAAAGAAATCAAGATAGCGATCAGTTTTAGCAGAAGATAAAATACTATCGGTAACACGAAGGTCAACAGCAGTACAGATATCACCAGATAAAATAAGGACTTCAGCACCTTGGGTATTTTCTAATTGTAGTTGTCCGAATTCTAGATGGACATCAGAGCAAATTGCAATTTTCATTTTTCACTTTCTAATAAATGCAACCAACCAGTTGCTATAATCTTTTCTTTAGTATACGAAATCTCACCTCGATGAGTATATGTCCAATCAGCTGGCCATATTAAAGTCAATCCTTTATCAGCACGTATTTTAATACCTTGATGATAAAATTCAGTACCACCATCTGGAACATCATTTAAATATGTCATGAACACAAAATGTCTTGCTACTTCTGGAAAAACTGGTTCCATTCGCTCATGATGCCAAACTTTGAATCCACCACCAATAGGATATTTCTGAATATTTACACCTTCTGCTGGGAATACACCATTCACTTTAGAGAGTGGATATTTTTCAGAATATAAACTAACACATTCTCTAATATGAGCACCATACCATGAATCATTTAAAAATTCTGGACCCAAAGAAACATCAGACGAGTCTTTGATATTTTTATCAACAACACGATTTCCACTATAACCAACTGGCGCAATAGTTTTTATTTCTGTATTATTATAGATTTCAACTAATGAATCAGCATTAGTAGGATCTCCATACCAACCCATAATAAAATTATTCAATTGGTTGATTTCGTGCTCTTTCATCTAATTCTCTTTTTTTATAATATTTAAACAATTTTACACAATTTGCGAATTGAATAGGCTCATGCTCGAAACTTGGGAGTTTCCCGTAAAACTTTTCCATTTCGTTATATAAAATTTCTACTTCATCATCGGTCATTTTAAAGGACTATCAGGATTGCGTGGAGAGGGTTTTATTAACATACAATATTCACCAATATAAAATTTACAAGGGTTACCAACAAAATTATTTTTTGCAGAATTATCAACGTGTACGTTTTTCATCTCAACCACAGTAAGATTAGTGGTACTGCATCCAGCAAGCAACAATGTTATTAGTAAATATATCATAGTATAATTATACCACATTTCTTAATTAAAGTAAAGGGAAATCTGATTTTACATCTGAAATAAACATTTGCATAATTTCTTGCAATTCGCCAGCTTCATCAGGTGAACAATCTTTATAGCGAATCATAATACGTGTTATAATTTCGTCAAACGATTCTTTTAATAGATCTTCAATTTCCCAATACTGCCAGTCAATACAATGTTCTGATCCCATAGAATACCATGCGGATAATACTTGGCTATACCTATCATCTCCTGAGGAGTTGTTCCAGAATGTATACCAAGAACTACTACCCCACCGACTATAACTCATCCTTAATCCTCTTGTTTTGCTGCGCTCTTTCGGATTTCCAGAAAATACGCTTCCAATCTCTTAGATGCTTCCACCATTGAGGGGGACGAGCTAAATTCCCTTGCTTCACGTTCGCCATATAATTCTCCTCCGAAGTCTTCTAAAATTTTGTTGATACGTCGCACAGTTTTAAAATTGCGAGCATAGTCCTCTGGGTGCAACCAATAACCATCGGGGTTATCTTGATCCTTTGGGTTTGCTTCCCAGCGATCGTTTTCACTTTGCAAATAATCTCGATAGTCCGTAAGGGTCAATCGTGTAATATTATTCGCTGTTTCCATATCAATTTCAAGACCAATCATAATTTGCTTTCCATGTTGTGTTGTAATACTCTTTTAAATAAATGCGCTGAAATACTCTAAACTTTGCGCCACCATAACGAACTGCTTCAGTTAGTTTTGATTCTTTCATAATCCAAAAACAATTTTCCAGAGTAATTCCTGGGACTTCGTTTTCATCCACTAGAAATTCTTCATGAAGATTTGAATTATTTTCATTCTGTGTTATTGGATTATGTACCTTAAATGGTCCAGATAGTAAATGAAATTTATCCTGAGCTACCATCTCTTTACGTAACTCTTCAACTGAAAATCCGTAGATCTCAGTTTCAGTAGTTACCTTAAGAAAGTGATTAGCAGTAAAGGTTGGTTCAACCTTTGCGATATGATCAATAATTATTCTAATCATTTATCGTAGTAATCATCTGTTTTATCATGCCATGAATCATTGGGATTTTTATCTCCTGTGTATTCATAATTCATATC